AAAAATACATGCAAGTCACCCAGCTAGGGCAGACCACGCGGATAAAGGCATCTCAGGCCAAGACAAAGGCTCAGGCTGCAAAAAGTAAGAAAAAATAAGTAAACATAATTTTAAATTTATAAATATGCCTCGGTTTATTCCGAGGTATTTTTATAATGTTAGTTATACAGTGCAGTCATAGACGGTTTTCCGCCTGAAAGGGTCTTTACAATAAGACACAATTCAATTAAATTAGCGAAAACATTCAGAAAAATGAATCTTAGTAAACTCATTTTGGACTATTCTAAAGAAATCTGTACAATTAAAACAAACTCAGGCTACCACGGGGTTATCCTCACAGACAATGAGTTGTTTTTAACGCTCGAAACATTTGAAAGCCCTTTAAAGGCTGCCAATTCAGCGCGAAGATTAAAGCGCGAAAGCGGAATTAAAACAACTGTTAAAAAAAACAAAAAAGCTAAAGTTCTAGAAATTAAGACTACAATAACGAGAGTTAATAAGCTGTACACGGAAGCCGAAATGGCCGCGTATACACATTTACGCTTCCGTGAGGCGTGGGTAATAATTAACCCTGCCGGAGAATTTGTTCAGAGTGTGGTCTCTAACAATCGCGTGGCTGAGTATTGCAAAGAAAAAAACTGGGCAAAGCTGTACACAACTTACGAAAGTGCCTCCTGCGATCAAAAAGTCCTAAATGCTGTGCTAAAAAACGGCCATCAACTACGTCGATTTTTTATCGAAGCCGATAAATGGCCGAAATAAAGCAAAATAAAAAACATCAAACATCAACAATAGATACTTATGGATTAGTTGTTAAACAAAATAAAACTGTTTCTTTAATTTCAGTGACTGCAAACGATAGTAACCACGCGCAAGCTCAAGCGGATGATATTTGCAGAGCGATCCAAGCAACTGGATTCGAGTTGTCCTACGGAAAAAAACGAGAAACTAACGTTTCAGAGTTATTTAAAAAACTAGCGTTTAATGATTTCACCTACAAAGAATGTTATTTGTGGTCAGGTTCGGTAAGCAACAGCAACCCTTGTTTTTATATTTTTAATAAACGATTTTACACACGTGCAGTTATTTTAAAATACTTAGATATACCTAAAGAAGATACTCAAATAAAACTTACATGTAATTGTAATTTATGTGTTAATCCTTATCACTTTAGTTACTGTTCATCCAGCAACTCCAAACTAACAAACGGAGACTTAAAACTTCTAAAAGCTTACAAAAATGAGGGTGTAAAAGTAGCTCAAATAGCTGAACTTTTAAACGTACACAGAGGGACGATATACCGCAACTTTAAAAAGATATAAACTTACGTTTAGATAAAACAGTTACATAATTTAAAAACTACTATCTGACTAAAAAATTGATTTTGAGCCAGCAGCTAGTACCATGGTTGAGCTCGGTTTTTCCTTTTGGAATACTTGAGTTTTTACAAAGCTGAAACACAATGAACGTTTTTATTCTCGGACTTCGCATAACAGCAACCGCTGCACCAGGCGACAACAACACGATTAACGTGCTTGCTGAAGCGCTTCCCTCAAACGATCGAAAGGTTGCAACTAAAGTTCAGTTGATTCAGAAAGAGAATCACTATGTCGGCAAACTTTTAAGTGGTCTTGAGGAAAAGCAGACTGTATTGGCTTTAGGTCCCACACGGCCAACACCAGACGGGGTACTGCAGATGCAGCCAATCATCGTGATCACTGAAGACAACTTTGATGATCTATTGGCTGTAAACATCTTTATGATGACCGGCGGCCTTGGACCTAAAACGGAAGAGGTCGAACTCACCGATACTTCAGTGACCAACCGTTCGCTTGCTTGGCCTAGTGAAAACGGTGAAACTTCTTGGGCCAAAATTACCGCCTGGGCGGAACTCTCGAAACAACTCTCCGAACTTGCTCCCGGAACCCCAACGATTGCTGTTGGTAAAGTTTCTACCAGTGAAAAAGAGGACAAACAGTATCTAAACTACAACGTGGACAAAATCATGTACCTCCCTAAGTCTACAAAATCTGCTCCTAAAAAAGCCGCTGATCCTGAAAAAGGTAAAGTTGCCGTAGCAGCTCTCGGTTCGATCGATTTCTCTCTCTGATTTAGGTATTACCCATGGTGTTTATTGCTGGCCAGTTTTCAAAAGACGAAATTTTGTGCAATGTACCTCCTCACACTCTCCGTATTGATCTCCAAGCTCGTCGTTGGAAATCTGACGTTGACCCCGACAGTGCAATTGTTGATCGGAATGACAATGGTATTCCCATCGAATTTATCCTGCTTGGTTTCACTCCCTTCTACGGCAACTTAGGGATGCGGAATCAAGAGGAGTTTTTGCGAATGGCTTATATCGGAGTAAATCCGAATCATCGCTTGCTTCCCCCACGCTGTGTTACAACTTCAATGATCTCGGGCAAGTCTTCGCAGAAAAATTTTATCAGTTACTTCCAAACGTTGTATAACAATAGGATTAACTGTGCTTCTGTTATTACTACGACCAAGTTCGTCACCCGTAGTTTCAACGAACGGGATCCAATGACAGGCGCTGACGGCGCCAAGATTAACTTCAACGCGTTGGAGTTTGCTGATCGCCCGCCAGCAAACGACGAAGAAACCAAACTCATTCAAGACATCGATGCCTGGATCACCGACAAGGGGTCTACCCTCATCGCAGCCGCCCTCAAATCTCACATTCCTGGATCGGATTTGGTTGAGCTACCTCTTGGTTCAGATCACACAGAGATCAAAGCGCAATTTGCGGCAACGCGGCCAAACTATCCCGGTAACACTTTGGGAGGCTCTCAATCAAGTCAGAAGGCTCTTAAATCTGCTTCTGAAGATCAACCTACTCAGGATAAAGAGGCTGAGGGAACACCCAAACCGAAAAAAGCTGTTCAACTCACCGAGGAGCAAGCCAAAGCATTAGGTCTAGAGTTTTAAAATCAGCTTTTATGTCTCACAATGGGGTGATAACGTCACCCCTTTTTTTATGCGCATCTTAAAAAACACTAAGAAATATCGTGGGCTTTGGGTGAGCGTCAGGTTTGTTCGCATCAGCAAAGATATATGGAATATAGACTTAATTATTAATAAATCAAAGAGAACTATTTGTGACTGGCAGAATCTAAGAAAAAACAAGAGGACCAAAAAAGTAAATACTAAAAAAACATGCGGAAGTTACAGCCACCTCCACGAGGCCAAAAAAATGTTTCTTTGTTTAAATAAACAAGTGCCAGCTGACGGACACCTGTACATCACAGCAGAAAACAACCGAGTACCGGTACTAATTAAACGAGCCCTTGAAAAACTAGGGTTTACTTCGTATCCGCAGCCGGATGAGTCAGCTGCTTGGGTGCTAACAGCTCATCAAAGGGAGGGAGAACTACAGAATTGGATGTACACCAAATAACAAGAGATCTAAATAACCTATCTTTCATTTGATACTGTTGATGAACAGCGGCTAAAATTTCTAACAACTTCTCTTTGGATAACTTCTCAGCATCCATCATGATGCTTGTGTGAGTGAATTTCTGCTCCGGCGTAAACCACTCAAAACTTAACATAATCTTAAGAGCTCACATTACTACTGTACTTATTAAACTCTAGACACGTGTTAGCCCAAAGGCTATGCTCGGAAAATCCGCACCCACATTCTCTTGTCAGAATTTTACAGCATTCCAAAAGGGGTCACTCACGCATTAGTGAAACACTCCTACATCAGCGGATCAATTTTGGTCCCATATGATCCCCTTAAGATCCTTTCAGATCAACTTCGTTCGCACAATTTAAATGTTACGACAAATGAAGACGAAGAAAATTTAATAGACCCGATTTGGTGGGTATCAGAGAAGAAAAAAAACTACGACTGGGTTATTGGATGGACTATAGGATTAACCCAGTACAGTGAGTACATACTAGAGTATGGCATACAGATAGCGACACAGGGTATTGCTGTATTGGACCGACTGTCCTTTATCGAACCAGTAGCAAAGAGGAAGACTTTCTTACTCGCAAATAAACTCTCTAATATGATCGTGCTCAACCCACGCCCGAAATTTCGAGCGGTTGGGTCCACGAAAGACTCAGTTACAAGCTGTTGGTTTGTTTTCCAGAAGCCTGGAAATTGGCGTGACGGGACCCAAATTTCATTTGGCTTGAACTGGGACAGCATTGATCCTCTACCACAACTCAAAGATGTCGTCTAGATCACGCAAGTTCGAAGTCTTCCAGAAGTCCATTCTGGAACAACTGGTGGCAATGAACGAACGATTGGATAAGATCGCGTCGATTATGATTTCGGACCAACTCTTACAAGAATGTATTACTCCAGACGGACAGGCTCGAACTGCTGAAGAGTGCGCGGATATCGTACGCGAAAGCTTTTGTGCCGGAATGTGTCTGTCGGCTGAGCTCAACAGTAAGAGCAAAGAATTCGCTTACCAAATGTCAGAATTCTTTATTGAAGATGAGTCTGAAGAAGGCAAGGACAACTCTGATGAAAATGATGACGATGATAATGATACAGACAACAATTTTTTCAATAAGCGACCTTCGTTAACTTTTTAATTTAAGCGCTAATATGTGACTAATTCGACACAAAAATGTGTCCCAAACACGATTAACGCTAAACGGTCTACGTCACTATAGCTGCTCTGGTGTTCCTAAACCACTACCATCAGTAACAAGTATTCTATCTGCCACGCAGACAGAAGAAACACGGAAAAAACTTAATGCGTGGAATTTATCGAATCCCGGTGCTTTAGAAAAAGCAGCAGAGCGGGGGACTTGGATTCACTCAGCTACAGAAAACTACATTCGTGGTTTACGAGTAGAACCTCCAAAAGAATATCTCCCTTACTGGGAGGGTATGCCTGAGCAGCTCGATGAGTTGCTTGAAAACGGACGTGTGCTTTGGATCGAATCACCGTACAACAACCCTCAGTGGCATTCTTATGTGGGCTCTGATGGTGTGGGACGGCTGCACTATTACGACGAAACCACTGAGCAGGGTTATGCGGGCTGCCCTGACTTAATTTACATCGACGCAAACGGCGAGACTGTACTAGCTGATTTCAAGACAAGTACATCCCCGTATTCACTAAACTTCCCGAAAACAAACAGCAACATCCCTGACAACATTAAAAAAGCTCTTATCGGAGGTGTATTTAAAGCAAAAAAAACTCAACTTCAACTTGCAGCCTATTCTCTTGCTGCTGAAAAATGTCTCGGCTTAAAGATTGATAAAACCCGAATAATTGTCTCAACTCCTTTACCAGACTTCAAAGTTCAAGTATTCTCTTTCAGCAAAAATCAGCTGGATAAACATACAAAACAGTGGCTCGAAATTGTCAAAAATTTCTACGCAAAAATAGACGATAAAGCTAAAATAAACTAATATAAATAACGTCATGTAACTATAGTAAGGCTCTCTTAGTTGTCTTTTTTAGGACATAATTAAGATTCTCTTCCGCCGCCACGGGGGCATTCTAGTGGCAAAATATCTGGACTGGATCGACCGATGCGTTTTTTCTTCAGCCGGAACCGCGAGGTTCGGAAGCATGTCAGCCAACGAACCGGGAAGGTCCCGCCAGGAGGAAACTTTAGAGCATTTAATGAAAATTGGGAAGCACTAGAAGAACCGACAGAGGTTATCGCCTCTGAAGTGTTGCAAGGTCACGGTTTATGCGCGTGGCATATACTCGATGGCAAACGAAGTAAAAACGAAACTGGTTGCATTAAATCCGGCTTAATTATCGTCGATATTGATAACCAAGCTGACGGAAAAGATCTGAACGGTGAAAAGATACAGGACCAACAATTAACTGTTGGACAAGCCTTAGACCTCGACATCTGTAAAAAATATTTGAGCTTTTCATACTATTCTCCAAGCCACACTGAGGGTTGGCCGAGATTTCGCTTAGTCTTTGGTCTCGAAAAACCGATCATTGATACTCAGTTTTACCAATGGTTTACACGGCAGGTATCGGCAAGTATCCCTGGCAGTGATATCCGAGCAACTCAAGTTCCAAACCTTTTTTACGGAGCTAAAGAAGGTACGCCATTAATTTATAAATCTGAAAATTATATCCCAGCTTCAAAGATCGATGAAGCGCATCATAATTTTTTATCTTTACCAAAAGGGGACACCTCAAAAACTGTTGCTGTCGATGCACTGCAGACAGCCGTAGGTCCCACGGGGCTCCCGCTCGAAAAGCTTGTTAGCGGCTCGGTAAAGGCGATCTTGGACGGTGAGCAAGTTTCTGACAGGTCGTTTGCCATGGCAGGCGCCTTAAAAGAAATCATCGGGTGGTGCAACTGGCTGAACCAGGAAGGGCTTGCGAGTTCGGAGCCCCCTCTTGACACGGCGAACCAAGTGTTCGAGAATATCTACGACTACCCCCCGGAGCTCGATGGCAAGTTCGACCGAATCCTGAACAGCATCACGGATGCACACCAACTCCGCCCCGCTGTGGCTTTGGCTGCTGAGGACGGTAACTGCGCTATCTGGAAAAAGATAAAACTCCTGGATTCCGCTCTATTCGATCAACAGTGTCCTGCAGAAGTTAAGGCTGATCTGATCGCTAAACGACCTAAGCCCGTTGACTCAATCCTGAGTTTTGACGATCCGACTAGTGCTTCTGCTCCTGTTACAAAAACAGTAACTACATCAAAACAACAATCAACACCTGTTATGTCTTCCCCAACCCCCGCCACGCCGGCTCAACTAATTCAGCTACAGCCGGGCAACAGACAGTTTTCTGAGAATGATATTGCGGACGTAATAGTAAATAACTATGGGGACAAGTTTCTTTTTGATTCCAGTCTCGATGAGTTCTTTACTTACGACGACGATGAGGGTGTTTGGTACATAAACGATGAGCAGCACATCAAAAAACGTATCGTAAAAACACTAGATACTTTTGTTAACTCTGGTGTACTTCGCCGCTATAACTCTTCAACCGTAAGTTCAGTTTTTCACATTCTTAAAGCCAAGCTGCTTCGTTCTGTTCAGGGTGGTCGCAGCTCGATCTGGCAAGCAGGTCGCGGTTTAATCGCTTTTAAAAACGGTGTATACAACACCGCAACAGGCGTATTTACTGCAGGTAATCAAAAGGATCTTTACTTCCAAACCAAACTTGCTTACGATTTTGATCTAACGGCTAACTGTCCTAATTTTTTATCTTGGTTGACCTGGGCTGTTGAGCCTGACAAAGTTGTTCTGATTCGAGCTTTTTGCCGAGCTGTTCTTACTGGATATACAACAGGCGAAAAATTTCTACACCTGATTGGTGCTGGTGGCTCGGGTAAGTCCACGCTGCAGCAGATTCTGATTGCCTTGGCTGGTTTTACCGGAACCCATACGAGCGATCTGGAAACAATCGAGACAAACCGCTTCGAAGCTCACAGCCTCATTGGTAAAAGGCTTTTGCTGCTAACTGATGAAGCTTCCTTCAGCAAAAGACTAGATACGCTTAAAAAACTTACATCAGCATCCGACACTCTACGAGCTGAGCGTAAGTACGGTACTCAAATTATTAATTTCAAACCCGAGATCCTTGTTTCTATTGCGAGTAACGAACACATCAGTTCTTCCGATATCAGTAGTGGTCTGGAAAGACGGCGACTGACCATCGTAATGAACAACGTTGTTCCCGCGTCGCAACGGCGAAATCTGATCAGCGTATATCACGACAGGATCGAAGGGGAGTTTGCAGATGAGATGTCCGGTGTCGCTGCATGGGCACTAGAGATGACCTTCGATCAGATGCGAGATGTCCTCGCCAATCCGGTTAAACATTGCCCAAACCTCAACGCGACGAACCTAGAAGCTCTTGTCTTCAATAACCCGATTTGTGCGTGGTTGGCTGAATGCACTTTGTATGCGCCAAACAGCAGCACCACGCTTGGTGGAGGCGCTTTCCGCCCCAGCATCGATGAACAAGAACGTGGTTTATACGTAAAGAATGCTTACCAGGAGCTCTACGCTTCTTATGCGAACTTTGCTAAATCTAATGGTTACAAGGCAAGCGCTAAGCCTCGCTTTGTTGATCGCCTCAAAGAAACTGTTAACAATGTTCTTAAGGTTCCCGGCATCGAACCAAAGTACATCAATGGCAGAGCTGTTGTTCGAGGTCTGCGTTTGCGTCCTTACGATTCATCTACAGACCGAGCAGCGAGCGGTGACACACGGTTGCCTTCACCTATAGAATACGCGTCGGATCCAACCCAATGGGACGCCGCTTTCGCTGCCCACGATCAACCAAAAACCGACATCAAAAAGACATCCAATGGCTAAAGCTGTAATTGGCGGAATTCTTGGAATCACGGCTGCAGGTGCTGTTGCAGCAGCATTAACAAACCCAGCTAACGTTGCGACAATGCTCGCCGGAGGAGCTGGTGTTGTGTTTGGGGCCTCGGCTGCAGCCGAACTCAAACGAAAAAGAGAACACTTTACATTCGAAGCGATTCGGGTCTCGGAAAACTTCAAACAGATCTATGAAAATAATAGAGGTCTGGTAAACCCACAACAGCTCAGTATCGCCAGCGATATACCTTTAGAACGAGCTGTATCTTTCCTAGAAGCTTTAGCTAAAGACCATAAAGGGATGCTTATACCCTCAGAAAAAGGCGTTGTTTTCTCGTTCCCGCATCCGCAAAATGTCTTACAGCAATTGACGGATAATGCTAATGCGTGGGTCAAGAGTCAGATAGAACCGCTGCAAGCGCAAAATGCATCCCTGAAGCAACGACTGACTTTTTATGAGCTGAAAGAAAGGGCAGTGACTACACCGACTCAGCCAGCTCCTACGTTAGGTGATCCTAGTAAGCGTGCGTCACAAAACACTAACGAAGGTGTTGATCCTTGGTCTAAACTCTTATAATTAATAAGCACGTGTAAAGGTGCGAGCCGGGCCTAATTCAAGCCCGGCTTTGCCGTATTCAGGCAACGGATAACCAGCCGTTAAGCCCACGTTCTCCGCCATCCTTGGCACTCTCGATAGCAGCAGTGCCGATTGTGGGCAACAATTCGAGTAAATGCTGTCCGATCTGGAGGGCAATCTGCCTATGCTCTTTTTGAGTACCGGGTGTACCTCGAACACCTACATAAAAAAGCCAACTACGTAAGGTTCCCATCATGTGAAGCTTTGTAGGAACACACATAGGAAGAATATTGCGAGCGCATTCCTTCGCCACGCCTGCCGACAGCATGTCGTCATAAAGAATTAAGGAAGCCGAGTAAAGCTCCGCAATCCTTTGATCAAACTTTTCAAGAGTTTTATGATCCTCAAACTCGATGCTGTTTTGCCTGTTTTTAATATCTTGAGCCCGCAACTCAAATTTAGGGGCTTCGAGCCCAAGATAACTCAAGACATCGAGTGGATCACAATACCTCTGACTAGTTTCCTGAAAGCAAAAACTTTTGTGCCGCAAAATTTGAGGAGAAATTGCCCTCGTCGTTAATATCTCGAACGAAGCACAGACTTGTTCAAAAATGCTCCAGTGCCCTTGTTTAATACAGTATTTTAAGAGTTGTTCATACTCGTCTCGATCGGGATTCTTGGTTGAAACCCGAGCATGACGAGCAACGATTCGCTCAGAATCTTCTGTTATCCAATCAAGACTTGCGCTGTGAAGCAAAACCTTCTTCACCGGGGTAGAGCGATTTATTCCCCGCAATAATAGCGTTGGCTATTCGACTCACCAACTCAGGGTTTTCTTTGCCAGCTGCGCCTGCATAGCGCCCGCCGGTATAAGGCATCTTCGAAATGTCGTAATCAATCTCTTTGCCAGCGATTCGCATTGTCAGGTCCTGGGAAATGTTTCTTGGTAACGCAGTCGACGGGTAAGTTCCGAGGGTGTGATGCCGGATAATTTATAGGCTTCCAACCCTAAGCGTTGGCCTGCCATCCGAACGGGAAAATCGTTGTCTTTCATGCCCCCCTCTGCTGTAATTTTAACTTAGCCAACGACATTAAGTTCTCAATTACGTTGTGCGTGGTTATTTCCGGATTAGCAGGAAGCTGACGCGTATTGAGAAAACTTTGCGTAGGCACAGCCAAAGCTTCGCGCATCCGCATCCGTTCTGGTGCGGTTTCTTGCTGAAGCGAAAGTAAATAATCCATCTGACTCATGTCATCTGGACTGTCTTTAATAGGAACTTCTTTCTGGTTATATCCTGCTACACCAGTTAATTCAGTGCTTTTCTTGATATTGCCTTCCGAATATTCGACGGGGCCCACAGGCGGTCGAATGTACATCCCTCGATCATGCTCTAACTGATAGGCAATACGGCTCCCATTATCGAGTTGAGCGACCCGCCGAAGGCCCATCATGGGTTCTCGATTAAAACCCGTTAATCCAGGGGGCAGAAGCATTTGCCCCTGAGCTTCAGGAGTTTTCCCGGTTCCGATTCCCGGCAGAATGGCCATTACTTACGGCTCCTATTAGCTGAACGATCGCTAACTCTAATGTTAGCCGAACTATTATCTAAAGGGTTCCCGTTTTCATGATCAACATCTTTACCGTCACCTTTATGCACACGACCTTCTTTTGTTAAAAATCGGCGAGCCTTATTACGAGCGGCACGACGTTTTATTTGGTCCGGCTGCCCGTGATAATCATCATATTCTTTACGATAATTACGGCTCTCCACAAATCTGTTATCGCTTAACTAATTGTAGGCACGGGAAATAGCCACGGCTTACCAAAACGCGCATCGGTAGAATCTAACCGAGAATAATCCCGCACAAAGTTTGCCAGATCCTTTTGATATTGTTTAAACAAACCTGTATAGCACTTGTTTGTAGGAGCATAAAACTCAAAAAGTTCGTCTAAAAAGTCCGCTTTACTCTGCTCCCAAGCTATATCCCAAGTGAGGAGAACTGTATCTAAGTCAAACATGAACTTTGAAAGACGCTGAAAAGGAAGCTGAATTACTTTACTTGAACAGCTCGAACACTGACTGGAGAAGTCTCTGTCTGTAACGCATCATTCGGGCCATCTCTCTTGTTTCAAGATCTCCTAAAGGACTGGAATCTTCATCCCAGTTAAATGTTTTAGCATCCGCTCGATTCTGAGCACAACGTTCGATAGCGTCCCAATCAACGGAAAGCCAAATAAAAAAATTCATAACACCAGTAAAACTATGTGTTTGCGCGGATCATCCATCCGCTATTGGGTGACTCTACCAGCCAACGTGGGCCTAAATTTTTCTTCGAATATTTTAAAGCCTTACCATTGGAGTTAATGTAATTACCTGTAACTAAATCCAACTCTCCAAATGGATCATTAACAATGTAGTAGTTACGGTCTGCTGTACGACCGATGACACAAATCCAGTGACCTCCTCCTGTGGCGGCATCAACGCGACCTTTGTGCAGAATACCGATAGGAACAGGGACTTTTTGATCTAACAATGTATCCAATTGCGTCCACGAGCCGGTTTGAATAAATTGAGACTTAATTCCAAACTCATCTAAAGCACATACTTGCGAGTAAGCTTCTGTGGTATCTCCATACTTAAAGACGACATTTATATATTGGTCATCTGTCGTGATGCTGTTCGGTTTTAAATATTTCAGCATCATGGCGCAAGAACTTGAAAAACAAGTCCGCATAGCATCACGTTGATTATCTCTCTGAGAAAAATAAGGAACATCCAGAACCAAATCCACTGGTTTGAGTGTTTTGCTTGGCTCAACCTTGTCAATTTTTGGGTCGTTAATGATCTTCCAGTGGGGAGGATAAAACCACCAGGATTTTCCGGGCTGCGCTTCTAGTTTAGTTTTATAGTGCGTCTCACCAGGAACCATAGTAATGGTATCCCAAATATGCGCCGAACCTTTAGGAACAAAAAGTTTTTGCTCGGCAGTCAAGTCCGGAGCTTGTTTGGGTTCCCGTTTTAGCCATGTATCTCGCTGCGCAACAATCGAGTGGGCCAAAGCGGTGTTAAGAGTCTTGGTCAAAAATAGCTCTTTTTCAGCCGCACGGCGTCTTCTTAACCCTTCGTTTGGTTTTCCGTCAACATTGACCCAACGCGTAAATTCTGATGCAACGATACTACGCTCAGCATCGTTATTTAAAAGTTTACATAAAGTTGAAGCGCGGAAAGCAGAAACACCAACGTTGAAAGTAAAACTTACAAGCGCATCAAATTCATTTTGATTAACTGCTGTTTTAAGTCCGGCTAAAACCCCTTGTTCGGCAATAAAAATATCTTTAAGTAGTAGTTCGTCTGCTTGTTTTTTTGTGATAGTTAGATTAGGCCCTATATCAGATCCTGTGCTTCCGTAACCGACGGTAAACACACCGCCTTGATCGGGGTAAGAAGTTAAACGCAACCCCTCAAAGCTTTTAATTAACTCAATCCCGTTAGAGGATATCTGCATTAAATCAGGTGGAGGTTACATTGACTCCCACGCGGTATTCAGACCCGCTTCGGCCAAGGACTTGAATATAGGCGTAAAAAGTACCGGAGGTATTAATAGTTGTCGAAGATACTGAAGTTGCCCGAGTGCTGAATTTAGAGGGCGAGGCAACTAATACCTCACTTCCGGCAGAGTCTAAAACGATGACATCACCGCAAGAATTCTGATTAGCAATATCAACGCGAAGAATACCGGTAGCGTTTACCGTGAGCTGATAATAATCAGAGATGCCGTATTTACCGTCCGCAGCGTAAGTACGATTTGCCGAAGAAACAACGACAACGCCGCTGGCGTCAAGTGTACGACGCTGATCGAAGTGAGTAGAAGAAATTCGACGAGAATCGTCGGTAAGCCCACTGTTAAGAACCCCGTTCAATTCGAGGTTTTTAGTAAATTCGCTCAAGGTAGGTCTCACAGATATTATTATTTTAAGCTAAAAAATTTTCTCTGTTTGTCCTAGTCAAACTATCTAAAATGTAAAAAGATACGGAACACTGGTGGGTCCTGAAATCGTCGCGGCGTTGCTGGCTACTGGTGTGGGTCTTTTTACGTGGTCTCATCAGCAGAGGCAAAATGTGATTAACGGACGTTTTACTTCGATCAAAAAAAAGGTCGAAGAGTTGGAAATTCGTGTAAATGAATTTCCAACAACTTATGCCTTAAAAACAGACCTCACCACGGGGTTGCTTGAGATTAAAGATCGTTTAAACCACATAAACGACAAGTTAGATCAGTTGATACTGAGTAAGCTAAGTGAAAAATAAATCATACAATTTTTGGTTTGCTCTTGTATATGAGATTGCCTCTGCTTTAGGGGCTCAATATCCTGCGTTGAAAAAATTCAAATGTTACTGGTGTTTATTAAATAAAACTAAACAAAATTGGTTGTATTGGAGAGTAAAAAACCATCTAATAATGTTAGACAGTAATAAACCTGTTTCTAGCTATTTAAAAATTAAATAACAGAACCCAAAGCTGTAAACCTATATGACCGCGTGCGAAGATTGAAGCTCGCACGAGAGATTAAAAGATGCAAAGAAAAATATTTAAATTACGATCAAAATTAAGCTGCTTGTTCTACACAAATAATCGTATTTGTTGTTTGATTTACCCAAGACAATATGCGTTGTTCGCGTTCAAAAGTCCAGAAATCTTGAGATCTAAAAAACTCCATAAAGTCCAAATCAGACTTACGTAAATTACAGTCTGCGCAGGAGGCCACGAGGTTTTGTTTTACCGTCATACCTCCTTTGCTTTTGGGGTATACGTGATCAAGAGTCGAGGGTTTGGGACGCCCGCAATAAGCGCACCCTTTCCAGGAGTCGAAGATGTCTTTCCTAAATCTTCGGCGTGCAGTACGTTTTTGAAGACACTGTAAACTAAACAGTAAATGCGACTCGCTCACACTTTGTGTGCAGAGTTACCAATATTTTACCTAGGCAAAAGTTTTACTTATGTTTGCTTAATATTGCCGGGACAGTTCGTTGTACCGCGGCGAGATGTGAGCCGGGGGCATCAAAACAGCTCATCAAAAAACGACAGGCCGCTTCGGGATCCGTTTTTTCACCGCACGTAAATGCGTCAACAGCAGCGTAATTTAATTCAGGCCAACTATGAAACGATATGTGTGACTCAGCCAACAGCGCAAACGCTGTAACTCCTTGCGGCTCAAACATATGGGTTTTTATGTCAAGAAGAGTAGATTTTGCAATCTCAGCTGCAGTAACTAAAGCATCACGAACATAGAGTTCGTCATTCAGCTTTAAAGGATTTGCATTATAAAGCTCTAAAATACAATGCTTGCATTCCAATTAAGGTTACCTGCAACAAGCCTAATTTTACGTAAAACAAGTTAACCTGAAACCCCACATCAGAAGAACATGAGCGGGATTTCGTGTCAATGGCTCACATCAGACCCTTCTTTATTTGAGTTGAGCTGGCTCCAAGATGTCGTTTTTAAAAATTTAAATTGCTCTATTAAGGTAGCCGAAGACTTTAATCTGTTAAAAGTCACAAATAACACGATATTAGTTTGTAATCATGCGGTCCCTTACAGAGATTTCTTAGAAAGACTGCGTAACAAAGGTTTTAACTACGGAATTGTTCTTCTGTCAGACGAAAATTTAAGGGAGCCAAATGAGTGGTTGCATGATCCTGGTTGCAAACTGCTTGTACGTAACTACGTAAACCCAAATCAGTTAAACCACCCAAAAGTTATGACTGTAGGGCTTGGCTATAAACGCGATTTCGTAAAATACTTGAGTAAAGATAAAAAAACAAAAGATCGAGAACTAACGTGGTTTTTTGCGGGTACTCTCCACGGGGAGCGTCAAGGCGGAGTAGACCTTTTCAAAAAGTTAACTAGTTACAAAGTACACACTTGCTCCGGTTTTGGGGCTACAGATGGTCTCTCAACGCAAGAATATGCCGAACTGTTAGAAAATAGTGTTTTTGCCTTGTGTCCGCCAGGACAAGATTCAAATGACAGTTTTCGGATTTACGAAGCGCTCGAAGCTGGCTGTATTCCAGTAACTTTATCTAATTCAAATCAATTTGTAGTGCGTCCTAGTTATTGGCACGCAGTGTTCAGGGGCTCTGAAATACCTTTTATTGTCGGAGAAAATTACGAGGATTGTTTAGATCAAACAAAGCGAGTAATAAAAGAAGGACAAATGCAGCAAATGCAAACAAATTGTATGAACTTTTGGTCATATTGGAAACAAAAATGGGCTAACAATGTAGCCCAAAAAATACAAATTAAACTTTAACGACCTTGGCCGCGATAACGTTTTTTGCGTCCATTTCGGCTGGAAGCGCCGAGATGTGTATGAAGTCCAGCACCTTGACGGGTTTTTTTGGGAGGACCAGCCTTGTGGAGACGACCAAGAGAGCCGGTTTTTGCTTTAACCGCCATCGAAGTAGGATAAAAAACACATGCTAGGCGAGAATATCGGCGATGAAATTGCGATCAGGTTGGAGATCTTCACCGTTGCGTAAGATGTCGCCGTTGAGACCATCCATGAGCCATAGCGAACGACCCTGGTTCCAAGCCTTGCGCAGTCCGGCGACATTGCTTGAAAGCGCCCACGCGTGATCGGTGTCGAGGATCTGCGGCCCCTTGAAACCCGGCAGGCGACGCACTCCACCAGCGCGAGTCGAGTTGTTAGGAACGATAAAGTCGGCCCCAACTTTCGTCATCCAGGACTGGTCGCGGTAAAGGCCGGTGACATAACTAACGCCAACAGGCTGA